ATGTAAGTACAAAGCACACACCCCTGAATTTGAGAAGGTTCTCTGGAAAGAAAAATTCCCAGAAGAAAGATTAAGAAAGATTCGTGCAGACTACACTCGTAAGGGTGAGGGTGATATATACGCTCAAGAGTATCTAAACGAACCTTTATCAACAGACAACGCTTACTTTGAGCCTAGAGACTTTAGATCAATCCCTGAAGACTTAAATAAACGCTACGAAGAAAAGACTGATGGCTACCCTACGTACATAGCGGGTGATTTAGCTATCTCTAAGAGTAAAAAGGCTGCATACACGGTTCTGACAGTCGGTAAGATGAGTCCAGACGGTATATTGGATATTGTAGACCAAGTTAGAGGCCGATGGAATTCTTTAGAGATAATAGAACAGTTATTTGCGCTAAACAGGCTTTGGAGTCCTGAAGAGACATTCCTAGAGGCTGAGAACATCCAACGTACTATGGAGCCAGTTATTTATCGAGAGATGAAAGACCAGAGTTTCTACTTTACGTTCACTGGTGAGACTCCCGTAGCGGATAAAACAGCAAGGGCAAGGCCACTACAAGCCAGAATGAAGGCTGGCCAAGTTCGGTATAATAAAAATGCTGAATGGTATCTTGATCACGAATTGGAACTACGACAGTTCCCTAAATCCCCATTTAAGGATCAAGTTGACGCTGCTGCGTTGCTTGCGTCTAAAATTGACACAATGAGCGACCCATTAACCGCTGACGAAGAATACGAGGAACAATATGAAGAAGATTTCGGTGATTTTGATATGGGCCGTGACATGATAACAGGTTACTAATGAAATTTGAAACTATCTTTAATGCCCAAGGCGACAACCTAGCAGAAAAACTAACCGAAGAAGAATTAGGCAAGATTTCGGCATCTGTGCATCAAGGTTACAAAGATGATCGAACATCCCGCAGGGGGTGGGAAGCACAGAACGCTGAAGGGCTTAAACTTGCACTTCAATTAAAGGAGAGCAAATCTTTTCCTTGGGAAAACTCGGCTAATGTTAAGGTTCCTTTAGTTGCTATGGCTTGTGTGCAGTACAATGCACGTGCCTACAGCGCATTAATCGGTAATGATGATCTTGTTAAGCCAGTAAACGGTGGTGAAGAAGCATTTAGAGTCACTAAACAGACCAGTAACTACATTCTGCACGAAATGGAAGATTGGGAGCAAAATCACGATCAAATGCTTATTATGCAGGCTTTAACGGGTTGTCCTGTCAAAAAAACGCATAAAGGCTATGAAAGCGTAAAATCAGAGGTTATTCTTCCTGATCGCATTGTTGTTAATTACTTTTCCGGAAATAAACCAGAAAGATTAACGCATAGAATATATTACTCAGAGAATCAGATAAAAGAACTCCAATTAAACGGTTTCTTCCGTGAATGTGAGTTAATGGCTGTTAACCCCGAATCAACTCCGACCACCGATGTGTCTGATAAGGCTCACGGTGAGGTTAAAACAGCTAATCCTGAAGGTCATGAGATACTTGAAGTCCACTGTTTGTGGGATATGGACGGTGATGGCCTAAAAGAGCCATATATTATTCATATTGACGATAATTCAGGTAAAATCCTGCGTATATCGACTCGATGGGAGTCTATCCGCATGGCTAAGAAAGGTAAAATGATTGAAGGCTATGATGCCGGACTTCAAAAGGCCGGATATAAGGTCTGCAAGATTACCCCAGAGGTATTTTTCACTAAATACGAGTTTATTCCATCTCCTGACGGTTCATGGTACGGAATTGGCTTTGGTTCATTACTTGGCCCAATTAATAAGGCTGTAGACAGTCTACTTAACCAATTGATTGACGCTGGAACTTTGGCAACGGTATCTGGTGGACTATTAGCCCGAAATGTACGCATATCTGGCGGTAAAGTTGGTATTATCCCTGGAAAATGGAAACGAACCGAGGCTAACGCACAAGATTTAGCTAAAGGTGTCTTTCCTTGGCCTACTAAAGAGCCTTCAAGCGTATTATTCGCCCTAATGCAGTTTTTGATGCAAATGGGAGAGCGTTTAGGCTCTGTAACAGAGGCTATGACTGGTCAAAACCCTGGTCAGAATCAAGCAGCCACTACTACGATGGCTGTGTTAGAACAAGGCTCACAAGTCCACAATAGTATATATAAGCGTACTTTCAGGGCTATGACCAACGAAATGCGTCTGATTTACAAGTTTCTAGCTGAAGAAAACCGCGAAGTCTACAATATCGATCCTAAAGACATTATGTTGACTGCTGACCCTACGGTTATGTCTCAATCTCAACGTATCGCCAAGGTTCAAGCACTGAAAGAAGCTGCTGCAATGCAACCTAACTTATATGGCTTTGAATCTATTAAGAAAATTGAATCTATGTGGCTAGAAGCCCTGCAGATAGCTGGTGGCAACGAATTACTTGCCGAAGCACAACCTGCCGGTGGAAACCCTAAAATGGCTATTGAGCAAGAAAAACTCAAGCTAGACCAGTTTAGAGCGCAGCAAGATAACGAAATTCAAGAAGCAAGAGTCAAGTTGGAGTCTCTAAACACAATATCCAACACCGAGAAGCGTCTAGCCGAGATAGATAAGATCAATTCTGAAATTGGTCAAGGTGAGGCGAAAGCATTAATAGAAAAGAGAGGAATAGACTTAGAAAATGTCAAACAACAAGCTGAGTCTATTCTAAAGGTTTACTCTGCTGCATCTGATGATAGAGCGCAGAAACAAGATATGATGAATCAAGCACAAGAACAAGATATGATGAGTCAAGCACAAGCCGCAATAGACCAAGGCGCTGACCCTGAAGCTGTTTCTCAGCGAATGAGTGAGATGGGCGGGCCTAATGGGGCCGTTTGATGATTTAATACCAAAATCAACCAAATCATCTGGTAATAAATCAGATTCTTTGTTTTTAGATTTAATACCTGAGTTTAAGTTTGATGACTTGCCTAATTGGGTTACCCCCCAAGAAAAAACTATAATAAATCACCATAGGGATAATTACCTAAAAGGAAATGAGTTAAATAAGGACGGTCAGACAACCACAGTTAATATGCTAGGAATGGCTGGTGATGATGGTGTGGAGAGGGGTCTTATAGGTTATTTTAATGGTAAAAACCATAATTCTAAAAAAGATGCAGACGCTATTTGGGATTACAACGTAAACGAGGTTGGGTTAGAAAATTTACCTTCTTGGGCTAGTCCTGATGAAGGTAATGTGGCTGCTCAAAGGCTACATAAAATAGTCGATAAAGATAATGAAAAAATTACGCAGTGGAAAAACAGAAACACGCAGCAACAAAATATAGATTCCAGAAGAAGTGGTGTTGATATTAAAAACAGTATGAAATAGAAACCCTTGGAGGAGAGGATGGCAAAAGAGAAAAAATCGGTAAAATCGTCTGCGTGGATGCAGAGCGAAGAAACGCAATGGGTAATGGCGGAGTTGCAGGTTCTAATGGACAACCTTCAAACGGACTTGCTACACCAGAGTCTTGAGGGCAACGCAGATAGTATAGGTCGTTACACATTACAACGACTATCCCGAATGGAAGGGATAGCAATGGCAATGGAATTATTTTATCCTGAGGAGGAAGAAGAAGATGAAAGCAACGGGTGAGTCCGTCATAGTACGTCCATTTAAGATGGAAGAAAAAACATCGGGTGGGATTATCGTTTCTGATAAGAACAAACGTCACAGTTCTAACTTTTCCATTGGACAAGTAACACAAATAGGGCCACTGGCCTTTGAAAGAGAACGCTGGTTAGAGAGAGACTTTAACATCAGCAACCCGTTAGTCGCTAAAGTCGATGACTATGTTCTGTGTGCTAAACACTCAGGGTATGACATTAAAATAAGTGGTGAAGTCATTAGAGTATGCCTTCCTGCTGACGTTTTAGCAATACTAACAGAAGAAGAAGCCTTGTCATTAACGACTTGGACAGGAGTATAGCATGAGTGAAGAAGAATCAGCAGAGAATTTGGATGTTCCGGCAACGGATGCAGTAACCGAATTAGCGGTCAAGATGGGATTTAACCCCGATTGGGATGGCCCTGAAGATCAAAAAAAAACACCAGACGAGTATATCCTTAACACAAACAAGGCGTTACGACAAGCCTCTAGTGATGTAAGCGGATTGAAGAGTCAAGTGTCAGATATGTCTAACACTATGCAGGAGTTTACGGCCAGTCAAGCCAAGCAACTAAAGCAAGCCTTAGACTCGCAACGAACACGATTGGAAGCAGAAAGAACACAAGCAGTAGCCGAAGGTGACACTGAAGCGTTCCAAAAGCTTGACAGTGAACTTAAAACGTTAGAGCCTACCCTACCTACTGCCACAGTAGTAAACGCCCGTCAGCAAGCAATAGAATCTGCTGAGAGGGTATTTGAAAGTAAGCACGCTTGGTACAACGGAAAAGACATAGACTCAGTGGTAATGACCTCTGACGCTGTGAACCTAGCCATATCTCTAGGTAGGTCGAATCCTGACCTATCAGCAGATCAGTTGTTTGAGCAACTAGAACAGGGTATGCAGATTAAGTACCCAGAAAAATTTGCTTCACCAAGCAATAAGCCAACACTCTTATCTCCAAATACTACTCCGCCAAGTCAGCCGGACAATGTATGGGGCAAGATGTTACAAGAGTATCCAGAAGCACAAGCAGTTTTCGATGACGCAGTAAGTAAAGGTCAGTTTGAAAATAGCACTTCTGGTAAAGAGAAATACGCAAAAATAGTAATGGAGAATTAAGATGGGCAGACCTAGAAAAACAGCAGTATCAAAAAACAAGACAGTACGCCGCCGTTCAGAAACACGGAACATTAGTAACGCACGTTCACGCTTAGATATAGAAAGTATCAAAGGTTTTAAGACACGCTGGGTTAATGACGTAGGTACTAACATGCACAAGATGACTGTTGAAGATGACTGGGATTTCGTAAAAGAATCGGATTACCCCAACTTTGCTCCTCAAGCTGGCGATGACGACATTAAGAATGTTGATCTAGTCGGTTCAAAAATATCACGCCCTGTAGGGAAGGTAGGAGAAATTGATAACGCAGTTGCTTACTTGCTTAAAAAGCCAGTAGAGTTCTTTAACGAAGATTATGCAAAGCTAGCAGCTAGTATAACCGCTCAAGAACAAGCAATTACAAGACCAAATGATCTTGCTAACCAAACGGGGGAAATTAAAATAAGATAAAACTATGGAGGCCAAAATGGCTAACACAGATCGACCAAGAGGCGCTTACCCTACCCGTAATATCGGTGGTGGTGATAGCTTTGCAACCAATGAGTATTCCGTTGATGCTTCTAACAGCACAGCCATCTTTCCAGGTGACTTTGTTGTTTTAGAAACAGACGGCAATGTAGCACCCGCTGCCGCAGGCACAGGAGTAGAGTTACTCGGTGTATGCGCTGGTGTAGTAGGACGTTATGATGATTTATCTACTCGGTATCTACCAGCATCAACTGCTGGAACAATATCTGTTTATGATAACCCATACACTCTGTTCTCCGTTCAAGAAGATGACAGCGGTACGGCTCTTACAGCCGCAGCGCGAGGCTCCAACGTAGCTATTATAGCTGGCGCTGGCAGCACATCAACATCGACCTCACGCCACGAATTAGACCAAGACAGCACTACTGCAAGCACTGAGCAGTTACGTCTTATGCGTCTTCTTCCAGTTGAAAATAACGCCTTCGGTGATAATGCCGATTGGGAAGTTATGATTAACGAGCATGAGTACAAAGAAGCAGCAGGAGTATAGGGGTAAATTATGACTATTAATACTACAACCAACCCAAAACTCCTATGGCCTGGGCAACTAGACCTATGGGGTAAATTCTATAACCAACATGCGCCTGAGTTTTCTCAGTTCATGGAAGTTAAACAATCAACCCAAGCATTTGAAGAAATGCAAGGCATTACAGGTTTTGGCCTCATGCCTGTCAAGACTGAAGGTGCAGCACTAATCTTAGACAGCGAAGCGCAAGGTTTTAACAAACGCTTTACTAACGTAACCTATGCAATGGGCTACGCTGTAACTAAGGAAGAGCTAGCAGACAATCTATATGAGAAAGCATCTAGTTCTCGTATGCCTGCTTTGGCACGTTCAATGAAGCAAACAATAGAAACTGTTAACGCGAATCATTTAAATCGCGCTACTGACAGCAGCTATGTGGGCGCTGATGGCGTAGAATTTCTCAGCTTGGTTCACCCTAACGTAAACGGTGGAACATACCAAAATGAGTTAACTACTCCGGCAGATCTATCTGAAGCCTCTCTTGAGGACATTTGCATACTAATCGACCAAGCAGAAGACGACCGAGGCTTGAAAGCCCTGATTCGTCCTGAACAGTTGATTGTTCATCCAAATGATCGATTTACAGCGACTCGGATACTCAAATCAACTTTGCAGAATGACACAGCTAACAACGCGACTAACGCATTGCTATCTGAAGGTTTTTTCAGTAAAGGGTATCTTGTAAGTCACTTTGTGACTGACACTGATGCTTGGTATGTGACAACTGACTGCCCTAATGGTTTGATACATTTAGACCGTCAAGCAGCCAATATTGAGCAGGACAATGACCACATGACGAAAAACATAATCGTTACTGGTGATTGCCGATTCTCAAGCGGACTCGTAGACCCACGAGGTTTGTACGGATCGGAAGGCGCAGCATAAGTAATGGGGGGAGGTTTCGGCCTCCTCCTTTTTCTTTTACAACGCGCTTCTGAAACATTGATATAAGCGCACACAACAGGTAAATATAATGAGTAAAACAATATATAGAGTAACTGGCCCTAACGGCGCAGACTTTAAAGTAGTAGACGATTTAGGCACAACTGAAGTCTACGCTGGATCAGCACTTGTAAGCTCAAGTAACGCATCTACATCAGTAACGGCAGGCGTAACGCTTGATGCTGCTGACAGTGGAAAGACTGTGTTCTTGGCTGACGCTGCTTCTGGCAACGTGACACTACCAGCGGTAACTACTACTGGTTGGAAAGTTAGGGTACAATGTGCCTTTGCTATAACAACTTCTTCTGCTGTTCTTTCGGCTGAAGGAGATAATATTACAGGTACTCTTGTAGTTAATGGAGCAACTGTTTTAGCTATAGCAGAAGATCAAATTAACTTTATCTTAAATTTAGCTGAAATTGGTGATTATGTAGATTTTGTCAGCGATGGAAGCAAATGGATTGTTAATGGTATTGGCGGAGCAGGTGGTTCAATAACAGCAACAGATCCTTCGTAACTAAATATGCCATCTATTAAAACTCGTATTATCCGAAGAAAACTTAAAAAAGACCTAAAGAATCTTAGTAAAGTAAAAAAGAGGGGAAAGAAACTAACCCCCTCTGAGCTTAGAGACGTTAATAAGAGATTAAAGAAAAACGTAAAACGTAAGACATCTAAATATAGTAGTAAGTAATACGCGGGTAGCCTCTGCTTATAAGTAAGCTACTTTTTTTAATAAATATTAATTAAATAATATGGCTATAGAATATAGAGGAGAGAAGTTTGCAGGTTACAATAAACCCAAGGCTTCCTCTAAAGGTAAAAAATCTCATGTAGTGCTAATCAAGGATGGTGGTAAAGACCGAATGATTAGATTTGGTGAGAAAGGTGCCTCAACAGCGGGAAAGCCTAAAGCTGGCGAGTCAGCCAAGATGAAAGCTAAACGCAAATCTTTTAAAGCAAGACATGCTAAAAATATAGCTAAAGGCAAAACCAGTGCCGCATATTGGGCGGACAAAGTTAAATGGTAAAAACAAATGAAAAAATCAACTTCTAAAACAAAAAAAAGAGATCCTAAAGGCTCTCATAAAATGCCTAGTGGCCGCATTATGAAAAATTCGGCTATGAAAAAAAATAAAAAATCATTGAGAAAATCTAAAAAATACTAGGAGGCAATAGGCTTTAAATGATACTTACCATCGTTTTGTCTGTAATTTTTTGTTTTATTATA